ACTTGTATCAGCCCACAACATATATGCAGCAGTGGTACTAGGAGCAGAACCAGAGCTATTATTAGTTAATATTGCTTGCAGTACATTATTTAAATCACTACGAACGTTTGCGCCTGTACTATTGTCTATTACATAATCGTGGGTAGCCATTGTACTCTAATTTTTCTTTAAGGTTATCATAATTTAAGAGCCTCGACCAAAACCAGTTGCAGTATATTTAAATTCTCTGTTTACATGACTAGAACCATTTTTTATATCTATATTAAAACCACTACCTGTTATTGAAGATAAAGCAAAGAAATCGCCACTTTGTGCATTTTCAATAGTAATAGCAACAGATGGCAGAACAGTGTTGTCTGCAACACCTGTTCCTGTTGAACCTGTAAAAAATGAATTAGTAAATGTAACTGATTTTTGTGATGTACCAGAAGAAATAATACCACCGCTAGTTGCCCCAGAATTACCAAGACTTGTCTCTGTTCTGCTTTCAAGTTCTGCTGTATATCCAAGTTGATCTATTTCTATTGATTGTGCAGGGTCATCTGAATCCATTTCACATCTAAATTTAAACCCACGACCTACATAAGTACCATTTACAAAAGGGTTAAATCTTGAAAAATTTGCACCATAAGTGCAAGCTGTACCACTTGATATAGTTGCACTTGTGGCTGATGTAACTGTAAACGTGTTAGAACTTGGAACAGTTACAATTTCATAGTTTCCGTCTGTTGCACTACCTGCAGTAAAATCAATAACAACAAAATCACCTACAGAATATCCGTGAGAACTTTTTGTGATAGTAATTGTTGTACCACTTTGCCCATAAGTTGCTGAAGTTGATAAATCAGGGTCTAAATCAGTAGTTGCAACTAATAATGATGCCCCAACATCAAATGCTGTTGCACCATCAAAATCTGTCCATGTATCAATATTTGCTGATCTTTTATCTATTAAATCATTAGGATAAAAACCTTGTGTAACAAAATGTCTGCGTAATCTTAAAGGTTGTTTACCACCTAAATCCAAAGTATTTGCAAATTCATAAGAACCACCTGTAATATCAACAGCACCTAAAATATCAAAATCAGGTAGTGCGTCAAAATCTGCTACACCATCTAATTCGTCAAGAGAACCCAAAACAAGACCATTAACATCATCAGAAAAAAAACAATCAACTTTTGCACCGGCAAAAGGTGTTGCATCAGTATCTTCTCTATCTTCTAAAACAACCAATTTTGGAAAAGGATCTGGACTGTTAACAATTACTGAAGTTTCACCAGAACTTAATCTTCCACCATCATCTCTAAATTTTAAAATATATTCACCTGTAACAATATTTGGTACAATTGATTCACTAACGTTGCCCGGCAAAGCGGGAATAACATCAACAGAATTTGTAAAAGTAGCAGTTCCATCGGCAATATTACTACCCCTTACAACTACGTTTCCACCATGAACTACATCTACATCTGTAGCTTTATCAAAACGTAATCTTACAAACTGATCAGATATTGGTTCAATTCTTAAATTTGTAACATCTTGTGGAAGTGCAGTTTTACCTACAGCTTGAAACGTTAAATCAGTAGATGTAGAAGAAAGTTGACCTTCTACATTATAGCTAAATACTTGTATTTCATATGTTCCAAGTTGGCTATTAAAAATAACAAAATCAGGTCTTGACACCTTTTCAGAAACAAAATTGCCATTTTGATATCTGTAATTAACTTGATATTCAAATACACCAACTATTGGTTGCCAACTAATAAATATTTTTGATACTGCTTGATTGTTTATTGGAACAATTGTTTCTTGTGCTGTAAGTCCTACTGGAGGCTCTTTCAATTCATTTAAAATACTTACATTTCTTGCGGGTAATGCTGACCCATCTTCAATAAAGGCATATTTTCCTTCTACATATGAAAGTGCTGTTATAAGATAATTAATACCCTCTTTTTCTTCAACAGTTATAACTCTAAATTTTTGTGATTCTATAGTAACGTTTGAAATTATCCAAATAGTATTTACATTCGGTGTCTGTGAAAAAGCCTCTGACACTGTTATTGTTGCGCCAGAAATACTACTTATGTCTTTTATTTCGACAGTGCCATCTGGTAAAACTAAACTTAATTTTGCATCACCAACAGGATTGCCAGAGTTATCTACAGCAAAATCCGTAGCATTAGTATCATCTACAGTAACTACTGTTGTTGATGTAACACCTGCAAGTCTTCCTCCTCTTCTTACCCCTGCACGGACAGGATCGTTTATGTCAATTATTGCACCCGGTCTTACAACAGCACCTGCATCTATTGAAGTTGAAAAACTTACTAATTCAGATTCATTTTGTTCTGCAAATAATATTGCTCTACCTAATCTGGCTGCTTGACCTCGAGATGTACAACCAAAACCTTTTACTTGTTTTGTTATTATTCCAAACTTACTTTGTGCAGTACTGTCTTCTACAACCTCATAATCTATTTCTTGGCTGTCCATATTAAAATATGAAACAGCAACAGCAGTATGTCTTTGTTTTAAACTACTTCCAGAATATGTAAAACCTTCAGAAGTAACATTACTTAAATTAAATAAGTAACTTGCATCTTTTGGTGAATCTTGAGTAATCGTAATAGTTCCTGCTGACCAAATCGGCATACATCTCATTACACCAGAAAGTTCATTAATTAAATCAAAAGCTTCACTTGATGATTGAATATTCACATTGCAACTAAATCTAGCCTCTTGGCCTCCAAATCCATCATCCACAAGAGTATTTGCATATTTACTAGCAGTTACAAAAGAAAACAAATCAAGATTACTGTCTGTTACATGATCTCCAAAACCATATCTTGTATCTGTTAATAAATCTAATAAAATCATTGCAGGGCATGAAGTCCAAACCGCAGAACCCATTACACCATTAAAAATATAACCATCAGGATAAAGAATACGACCAGTGGCACTATCTACAGTTGGGGTACCAGAACTAGATGCACCTGCACCCGGTATTCTTACTTTAATTCCTCTTATTCTAAATTTTCTTGTAGGTATTGAACTAAATTGTTGTGAGTCTAATCTGATTGAGTTATAAGCAGAGTTTGCATAAGTAGAAGCATCATCAATGATTTCAGAAAAACTTGTCCATTGAAAAGCATTTATCGTACTGCTACTTGTGCTATCTGCTGTAATTCTTGTAACTCTTATGTCAACAGGAAAGGCACCTGTAATTTCAACAGAAAAATCTTTTTGATATGGGTCGGCAGTTCTACCAGTGACAGTATCAGTATGAACATCAGTAAAACCACCAGAATTATATTGAACAGAAATCTTAAATTGTACAGTATCGCCTAATAAATCACCATCATTGGTGGCTATTTGTATTTGTGGAAATGTAATTGAAACTTTTACTCGGTCAACATTTGTATTAGTAATTTGTCTTGTAACTGGACTATCTGCAGTAACAGTTACATTAACTGGTATTGTAGATTGACTACTTTCAATTCCCGGAATTTTTGTTTGATCTGGTGTTCCTACTCTAAAATCAAAACCTACATCTTGAAAATTAAAATCAGTTGTTGATGGATTTGATGAAGATGCTGTTGCTTTAAGGATAGGTGTATCATTTAAAAAAATATCTTTTAAATAAGCATTTCCATATGCCGTTGAAGCTTTGTCAGTAATACCCTCTTTCGAAGCAGATGCACTTCCTTCAATTTCACCTTCACTAATAAGATCGAGAAAAGTTGCAAATTGCTTACTGTGTAAAGTATCAGGTGTTCTTGTCGGTTGAGGAGGTGGTGGAGGACTTGAACCGCCACCACCTGCACCTCTAATAATTTTGCGCTTGTCTGTCATACCTGTACCTGTTCAGTATCTATACCACCACTTATAACAACAGAACCAGTTACAATCTCTCCGTAAACAATAGGTACTGGTGTTCCCGCTCTAGATGTTTGCTGTGTTCCACTAAAGCTAAATGATAAACGTGGATCTTGTTCTGAACTAAACTCTGGCATTTTCGGTACTGGAAATAACATTCCACTGACACCGCTTAAAACTAAAGCAGCACCTATACCAAAAGCAGCTTTAGCACCAGTGCCTGCAGCAGCAAAACCAAAAAAACCTTCACCCCCTAAAGTAAGAGGATTTGAAAATAAACCACCAACACCAAAACTCATTGCAATTAAAGCGCCACCTAAAAGTATTTTTCCTAAATTACCACCAGAACCAGATATAACAGGAACAAATTTTATATCAGATTGACCAATAGGAAAGTGTAATTCATCAATTCCAATATTTTCTTGATTGCATAACACCTGATAATATTTATTAGACATATAACTTTCCAATTGAGGAAAGTTATTTATTAAAAAACTAACAGCTTGTGCCGTTGTATTTACTGCAACTTCAAATTCTTTATGGCCTGTTACTTTTGCAAGATCGCCATACAGTTTTACCTTACGAAGCATAACGATACCTTTTTCCAGTACATTTCAATAACCATTTATTATATGGTTCTTTACAGCTTATTCTATCTGCTAAATGATGTAAAACATCACCATTTAAAAAAATTGCCACATGATTGAGGGTTGGGCTCAAAATACTCATTAAAAGAACATCCCCATTTATTAATTTTTCATCAGTTCGTAATTCTCTAAAACCAGTTCGCCAAGCACAACTTTCAAACAAAGGGTTTTCTAAAAATTGTTGTGGTGTTGAGGGTCTATCCCAATCACGCAAAATAATATTTTTTTCCTCTTTATACCAATCTCTTACCAAAGACCAACAATCCGTAACACCCCAAACCCAAGGCCTACCAATTAATGGTGGCTTGTAACCTGTTGGTTCATAGTAACCCCATTGCTCTGTTTTTGGATTTACAATATGCCAAGGCAAATTAAAATTTTCGCAGCTTATTTTATCTGCTTGACTTGCAACTGGTGGTGTAACAGGGTGACTATGAATAACAGCTAAAATATTTCCAGATTCTTCAGCTTTCACAAAATCATTTGGGTCAATAATAAAACATTGTTGTGAGTAAGTTGATAAATTTTTACAGGCAAAATATTTCTCTTTTCCTTGTATTTCTATTAACAAACCACAAGACTCTTTTGGGTCTTGCTCTTTTGCATGAACCAAAGCATCTTGTTTCCAACTCATATTTTTATTCTACCAATACTAGGAAATTGAGCTCTTGTGCATTGTCTTTTAGGCGCACGAACACCTGCAAGATCAATAGGTGCAGCAAGCTCAAAACTTACAACCTCTCTTGTTTCTTGTGATTTTCTATCAATGGTATATATTTCTTGTGGAAATTCAGCGTTTGGGTCTGGTGTTCCATACGGATTTACACCGCCGGCAAAATTAACAGCATCAATAAATTTAGCAAGTGTTCGGATTCTTGTAACTGTTGCACCTGTTAAATCATTTCCAGTTGTTGTTTGGTTAACTGTTAAAAGAATTGATGTGATAGTACCAAGAACATTACTGACAGTTAAAGTTGGCCTTGGCAATTGTCCTTTTTGATATGCAAAACCTTCTACTTGAACAGGAAATCTTTGATAACTATTTCCTGCCCATACAATTTCACCATTAGAATTTAAACTTGAACCTGCATGGAATCTGTATGTTGTTGCAGATCCATGCAAAGCAACAGTTGTTGAAAGTGTAAATAATTCTATTATTGATGATGGATTAATTGATTGAATATCACTTATAACACTACTGCTCATGGTTCAAACACCTCTCTAAATTGTGCTTTAATTGTAGCTCTATTGTTATATGGAATAGTTTTTGTGTATCCTTCACAAACAAATTTTTTAGATCCCGAAACGGTTGCAGTAACATTTCCACTATTTGTTGCACTTGCAGATGCAGTAACAGTAAAAGTATCTACAGATGCAGATGATGCCACGATAAATGTTCCATCAGTTGCAGATCCACTTGTAAAATCTAAAGTTACAGTTTTTCCAATAGCAATTCCGTGTTTTGTTATTGTGACTGTAATTGTTGTTCCAGATTGACTATAAGTACCTGTTTTTGAAACCCCTTCCCCATGTGGTGTGAAATCGAAACTTGCTTGGTCATTTTCTCTACTTTCTAAAAATGCTTCAATAACATCTGCATCTTGTTCTGATTCATTAAATTCTAGATTATAAGTTTTTGGGCTTTGATGACTTGCCAATCCAAATAAAACTCTATGCTCGTAACCATCTCCAAACCGAACAAGTCTTTTTATTGGTGCTGATTTTTTACTGAAACCAACATAGGTAGGTGTAAATGATGGGAATGTAGCCATTATGCAAGTAATCCTCCGGGTCGTTTTTCTTGAATTAATTGGGCTTGTATTGCAGTAGCAAGAACAAGACCAAGTTCTCGGCTTTGTTGTTCGTTACCTTCTACATTTGAACCTGAAGCATCTACATTTACAACAATATTATTTGTAACACCACCACCAAAACCTATTCGATTATTTGGAATAATAGTACCTGCAGTTTTTGGTACAAACAATTCTGGTCCTTTTTCCCCTACTATTGATGCTCTACCAACAGGTGGTCTGCCACCATTAGCAAATGTAGGTAAAGCTGCGAAAGGTCCACCTAAAGCAGATAATGCTGTATTTATACCAAGTCTTAAAAGTTGTCTCGCAATATCATTTAACAATGCACTTGCAGCTTGAGCTAATGATTTTGTTTGAAGGATTGCATCAACCAATGCATCTGAAACACCAGTTGCAATACTATTTCCAATTTTTTTAAATATTTCATCTTGTCTTTTTGCAGCTTCATTAATTTTTTTTGTTTTTTCTAGCTGTTTATCTAGACTATGGTTTGCCTTTGTTAAATTAATTAATCTTGCTTCTTCTGTAGGCAAAAGGTTTTGTTCTTTTATTTGTGCAATTTGTTTTTCAAGGTCAAACTCTTTCTTTTTTTCTTCTCCAACTATTTTTTCTCTTTGTAATTTTTCAAATAATTCTTCATTTATTGCTTTAAGGTCTTTATGTTGTAATTCAAATTGATCTCTAAGATCTCTTGCTTCTGCATTTGGTAAACCTTCTTTTAATTTTGTAAGTTGATTGTTAACTTCTGCTAATTCTAGTTTTATATCTTGAGCACTTCTTGTAAACAAATCTAAGCCTGCAAAACCTGCAATACTCATTAAAAGTCTGTTTGTATTATCTAGTTGTTGGTTTAAATTTTCTTGTTCTTTTTCAAGTTCTGCAATCTCTGCTCTTAATTGATTTGATGTACCTTGTTCTAAAAGTTCGTTAAATGTTCGCTGTTCATTAATGCCTTCAAGTAATTTCGTTATATACATTCCAAGACCAACAATTGCTAAACCAATTCCAGTTTTTGCCAAAGCAACCTTGAACGCAGTAACCGCAGCCGTAGCTTTTGCAAATCCACCTGCCGTAGCAAAAGCCATCGTAGTGGTCATACCCAAGGAACCATTTGCTGCCGCAGCCGCAATTGACATAGTTGCTAATTGTGCTTTTGTTGCAGCTATTACTACAGATAAACCTTTAAAAGCTAATGCAGCACCTGTAATAATTGCTACTGCCTGACCACCTTCGCCACTTAATGCATTTAACAAAGCTGTTAATGCTTTTACTGCAGGTTCAACAACAGGTATAAGTGATTTACCTAATGCTTCGCTAAAATCACGAAAAGATTCGCCTAAAGTGTCAACAGAACCGGCAAAACCTACAGCAGCAGCTTGAGCTAATTTGTTATAACTTTCATCTACAATATCTAAAATCATGGTATGAGCTTTCGCTACCTGATTTGTTTTCATTAACTCTTTTATAACTTTTGTTTGTTGTTTGGTAAAAGCAATACCTGAACGATTTAAGTTAGATAAATTTCTTTCTGGATCTTGCAATGCTTTTGCAAGTTGCATGAAAGAAGTGCTGACATCAACTTGGTTTACCTGTGCAATGTCAGCCGCAGATTGTGCTACACGGCCATAAGCATCAACACCAATATTTCTAAAACTTGTAAGTAGGTTAAAACCTCTTGTAAAATCTTCCTGATTAAATAAAGTTGTTTTTCCGAATTTATCTGCTTCTTTTTGTAATTCTTTTAACTGAAATGAACTTGCACCTAAATTATTTAAACCTTGCTCTAAAATTGCAATATCTCTTTCTCTAGCAAGAAAAGTTCCTATACTATTATTTACAACAGAAAAAGCAGTACCAACAGCAAGAATTGGTGCAATACTATTTCTTAATGCTGTTCCTAAACCATTTGCTGCAGCAGATGTTGCAGCTAAAGATTTTGTTGTACCTCTTGATGCAGCTGATAATTTATTAGTAGCTGCAGAAGCATTATTTAAAGAACTGACAGCATTTCTGGTGTCAACTCTCAGGGTAACAATACTTTCAGCCACTTAGCTTACAAAATACATTACTTTTATATTACCTAAGATTTGCCTTTGCTCGCATCTTTTTTTCATTATCAGCTTTGATTTCGTAATATGCAGCCCAATATATTAATTCTTCTTCTGTCATGTTTTGTCTTAATTCTGTTAATGTTTTACCAAGCTCAGTTGCGAGAAACAACTCGAAATTTAGCCAGTTATTTCTCTTTAATCGTTTTTTGCTGTATCAACATCAATTTTTAACTCAAATAAAAACAACTCAATATCATTTAAAACTTTTTCTGGTAACAATCTTTGTAAATCAATAGCATCTGCCAAAGCAAACATTTTTGAACCATCTTCTTTTTGTGCTATTTGACAAAGTAATTGAGTTGATACCATAAGTGCATCATCTGTACCTACAGCAGTTTGTGCCTTCTGTCTGTCATATCTGGTTAAGGGTGGAAAGTAAACATCAATTTTTTGACCAGACGGTAATTCTAAAATGTATTTACGTCTTGCAGACATAACATCACTGAAACTTTCAGTGATGATGTCGATAGTTCTCTTTGTTGTCATAAAAAATTATTGTATTACCCTAATGTACTATATAGCTGAAGTAATGGCACCTGATGTTATAAAGTTGACTGTTATGACTTGAATCTCTCCTAAAGTTGCACCATATTCTGCACCAGTAATAATTCCAGAAAAGCTAATTTTTTTTGCTGAAGTATCTGCATCAGGAAATAACTCAAATAAAGCATCTGCAGTATCGCCAGTTGTTAAGACATCATCAATGAAAGATTGGTAATCAGAGTTACCTGCAGTATCATATAAAAGTTCACAAGAACCTTCGCCAGATATAAGACCACCAACAAAAGTTTTTGAAGTGTCGCCTTGGTTAGTTGTTTCCATTGTGTCTTTTGTAATAGATAAAGACCAAGATCTAGTAGATGCAACGTCAGCTTCTGTTCCTGCTGCGTTGTGGAACATAACCTTACCTACATCACCTTTAACAGCTGTTGCCATGACAATAAAAAAAAGTACTTAAAAACAGTTTAACCTTTTTCTGACTTTTTCACATCTTTTTTAGAATTTTGTTGTGCCTCATAATATTTTCTACATTCAGGATCCCAATAATTTGCATTTCTTCTACCTTTGACAGCTTCAATTGCATCTAGCATTTCATCTGTAATTTCAAGTTTTGGCATAATTAAAGTCCTTCGTATGTTTGAAATGTTATCCGCAGTTGTGTTACAAACTTACCTTCAGGAGGTTGAGAAAGTATTTCGGGTCCAACTACTGCATCAAAAATAACATTTGAAACTGTAATTCTATTGTATAAGTCTCTTAAACGTTTGCAAATAGTAAAATTATCACCAGAACCAATACCTTGTTCAGTAAATACATTTAATGTTAATAAACCAACTAGTATTGTGTTTGCGTTTGTTTGATTACCTTGAGATGATATTTCGCCAGTACCAAAACTTATTTGACACTGAACAAAACTTTCATTACCTGTAGAATCAAATGGCTGATTATTAAATACAACAGGAATAACAGGACTACTGGCAAGTTCTGTTGACAGTCTAGATTCTATTGTAGATCTTACTGTATTTAAATCAGTTGCAGCCATCACATACCTCTTATTATTCTTCTTAATTCTTTTGGTATGTAATCAACTGTAAGTTGTTTTGCTTGTAATTCTGGAAAACCTTTAATTGTTTGTTTTCTTGTTCTGTATCTACCTTTCCAACTCGGTGGTAATGCAGTTCCATATATTACTGGTTCTGCATATTCAACATTATTTATAATTCTTCCTTGTAATTTTTGTATATCAGTTTTCCAACCATTTCTTAAATTACCGCTTACAACAGGTGTAGCCTTTTTTGAAAGTTCTGTCCAACGCAGTGTAGTTTTTCGTACCAATTTTTGTACTGCTTCTTCCATAAGATCATCTATTTGGTTTAATTTAATTTGTCTTACCATTATGATCTCACCAATAATTCATAAGTTATGGCAGTATTGTTTTGTTCATTGGTTGAAACAGAAATAATTTTATAAACGACTGAACTAACTAAAACTTTATCTTTAGGTGTAGGTGTAAATGAAAGATCACTTGCAGCGATAGTTATCTTTTTGTCTTGTGCTTGGATTTGGTCGTTGACCTCAGCATTATTTACATTTTCTATTGTACCTTTAACTACAGTATCGCTATTGCTTTCACTTACTACTCCTGTTGTTGTATTGTATGAACCATTAGTAATTTGTCTAATAGTTATATTGCCACCAAGTTTGCTCAAACCTTTGCTAGCAACCTTCCTAAGTGATGATGCTATACCCATTACAAGCTATAAGCAATAACAGTACCGCTTGCAAGGGTTATGCTAGTAATAACACCTTCAATTTTACAGTTTGATTTTAAATCAATACTTGTCAGATCACCAGTAACATTCTCTGCTACCAATGTTGCGATTTCGGAATCTTTAAGTGCCTGAATACAACCAAATCGACCTGTATGTGCATCAGTATCATTAATGATTTTAGCAGCGGGATAGTAGCTCATGTTAACTCCTTTTAATAGCAATGTTTCCGGGTCCACTAATTCTCAATCCAGTAAAGTATCTTTCGAAAAGTGGTGGTACTCTATCTGCACCAACCGAACCAAAGAAATTCGGTGTTGCATCAAGATTACCAATTTTTACATTTTTAAAATCTTCAAGACCACTTAATCCTAAACCATCTCTGTTGTTATTCAAGTAAACAGCCAATATAACTTGTGCTTTTTTAACTTGTTCTGGTATTTCTGTATCTGTAAAATAGTCGGTTGATATACGAAATGGAAAGCCTGTAGCATACGTATTTATATAAGTATCTGGTTTCCTGACACCAGTTCTTGGCCATTGCAAAGCTTGCGTATTTGTAACTCTTGCACCTAAAAATCTTTCACGGTCTACCCTCACCGCAGCAGTATACAAAGCTCTATTTTTATTATCATTTGATGAACCATCCCATGCGGAAACATCATCATCAAGAATTAATCCTTCAATTATTGAATTAGCGTCAGCCAAAGTTATATAACTATTTGCTGATGCTCCTCCCACTGTCGCGTCTATCGTGATTGCCATTGGATTTTGTTTTTGGCTTACGTTTTGTTTTTTGTTGAGGTACAGGAGCTACCGATTTGGTAGTCTCCTGTTGTCTCATTCGCCTAAAAGCAAAGATACCCATTAACTAGAGGCACCTTTTAAAGCAACAAAGTTAATAACTATTGCTTCACTTAATGAACCACCAGAAACATTAGAAACTGTGATTGCAAAAGAACCTGCAGCAATAGTATTTGCAGCTACAAGATAAGAACCTGCAGTACCTGCAGAACCATGATTAACTACTACAACATCTGTCGCAGCGATTTTATCATTAGTAACTGTAAATGATACTTCTGCAGCTGCAGCCAAAGCTGCATTGTTCATGGTGATCTGACCTGACTCTGCATTAAGAGTTACACCTGTACCTTTGTTTGTTGCTTGGGTAACTGTACCACCAGTAGTTGGTCCAGTTAATTTACCCGCAGTAACTTCAAATTGACTTGGCATGATTAATTACTCCTAGTCTTGAG